TGACCGGCCGCGATCAGGAAGCCTGCATCGCGGGCCCCGCAGGCACCGGCAAGAGCCTGGCCATGCTTCAGAAAGCCCACTACACGAGCCTCATGGTTCCCGGCTGCCGATCGCTGATCGTCCGCCAGACACACGCATCGCTGACCGGGTCGACGCTCGTAACGTTCGAGCAGCAGGTCATCCGTGACGCCCTCGCCCATGGCGTGGTCAGTTGGTTCGGGGGCTCTGCCCGCAAGCCAGCCGCCTACCAGTACGCCAACGGATCAGAGATCGTGGTCGGCGGCCTTGACCGTCCCGAGAAGTTCCTGTCGACGGAGTTCTCACGGATCTACGTCGACGAGGCCACGCAGGTCACCCTCACCGCGCTGGAGACGCTGATCACCCGCCTTCGCGGGAACGCCGACACCTACCGTCAGATCGTCTTGGCCTGCAACCCGGACGCCCCCCAGCACTGGATCAAGAAGCGGTGCGATGCGGGCATCATGCGCATGATCCACTCGCGGCACTCCGACAACCCGCTGCTTGTCAACGCCGATGGCACGCTCACTGAGCGCGGCGTGGACTACATGAAGAAGCTCGACGCCCTGACGGGAGTCCGACGTCTGCGCTACCGCGACGGGAAGTGGGCGGCGGCCGAGGGGCAGATCTACGAGGCGTGGGACGACGCGATCCACATGGTCGACTCGGTCAAGCCGACGGCGGCGTGGACCCGTTGGGGCACGGTCGACTTCGGGTTCACGAACCCCTTTGTGTACCAGGACTGGTGGGAGGACCCCGACGGCCGCCTGTACCTGGCGCACGAGATCTACTACACGCGCCGCCTCGTCGAGGATCACGCGAAGAACATCAAGGACCTGCTGTTCTATCCGTCCGGGCAGCCGCGCGGGCAGCTCCCGCGTGCGATCTACGCGGACCACGACGCGGAGGACCGGGCCACCCTGGAGCGGCATTTGGGCCTGTCGACGAAGCCTGCGACGAAGACGGTCAGCGATGGGATCCAGGCGGTGCAGGCCCGCCTCCGGGTGCAGGAGGACGGGAGGCCGCGCCTGTTCATCGCACGCGGTGCGCTGGTGGAGCGGGACCCGGAGTTGGAGTCCGCGTCTCTGCCGGCCTGTGGTGCGGAGGAGATCGCGGGGTACGTGTGGGCGGTGAAGCCCGGGAATTCCGGTGGGCTCAAAGAGGCGCCGGTGAAGGAAAACGATCACTCGATGGATGCGCTGCGGTACATGGTTGCCGCGCGGGATTTGACGGGCCGGACCCGGGTGAGGTGGCTGTGATGTGCAGCAATGTGCCGATGGTGCGCGCGGGTGACGTACTGCTCGTCTGCTTCGAGGAGCAGACGAGCGATGCGGACGCGCAGCGTTTCACGGAGCAGGTGCAGGAGGCGTTGCCGGGGGTGAAGGTCGCGCTCATGGAGGGCGTGATGGGGCTGGCTGTGTTCCGGCCTGAGACCTCCGACGATCAGCCCGTAGAGAACTGAGGTGGCTGTGATGAGGAAGCTCCGCGTGAACCCCAAGAAGCTGAAAGATTTGCGGCCAGCATCCATGTTGACAGGAGGATTTACACTCATCACAGCAGGATGCTGGAGTATCTTCGGGACCGGAGTCGGTCTCGTCACCGGAGGAGTCCTCACCTGCGTCCTGCAATGGGTGCTCGACAGCGACTGACGTGAGGGAGGTGGCCGGTGGGCAAAACCCTCTTCGGCTCCCTCGCCAACGCAGCCAGCAACCTCCGCGCCCGACCCACCAACACCCCCGTCCCCTTCGCCTCCCGCAACGCCTCCTACGGACACGGCCTCTTCGGCTCCAACCGCGGAACCACCGCCGAGCTCAACAGCATGGGCTCCGTCTCCACCCTCTTCGCCATCGTCAACCGCACCGCCAAAGCCGAGGCCGGCGTCGAGTGGAAGCTCTACCGCAACGCCAAGTCGGGGAAGAAAGAAGACCGCGTCGAGGTCACCAGCCACGCGGCCCTCGACCTGTGGAACAAGCCGAACAGCTTCTACACGCAGTCCGAGTTCGTTGAGGCCGGAGCGCAGCACAAGCAGCTGACAGGCGAAACGTGGTGGGTCATCGCCCACAACGAGAACGTGAGCCTGCCGCTGGAGCTGTGGCCGGTGCGCCCGGACCGTATGCGCCCGGTGCCGGACCCGGAGAAGTTCCTGCTGGGCTACATGTACACGGGCCCGGACGGGCAGGAGGTGGCGCTCGGCATCGACGACGTCATCCTGATCCGCACCCCGCATCCGACGGACCCGTACCGGGGTATCGGCCCCGTGCAGGCACTCCTCACCGACCTCGACGCGGTGCGCTACAGCGCCGAGTGGAACCGGAACTTCTTCCTCAACAGCGCCGAGCCGGGCGGGATCATCGAGGTCCCCAACGGGCTGTCCGACGGCGAGTTCAACGAGTTGCGCGACCGGTGGAACGAGCAGCACAAGGGCGTTGCCAACGCCCACCGCGTCGCGATCCTCGAACACGGGGTCTGGAAAGACCGCAAGTTCACGCAGACGGACATGCAGTTCGTCGAACTCCGCAACGTCTCCAGGGAAATCATCCACGAGGCATTCGGCTTCCCCCGCCCCATGACCGGCGCCGTTGAGAACGTCAACCGGGCCAACGGGGATGCCGGGGAGCGCATGTTCGCCCGCTGGCTGGTCGTACCGGACCTGGAAGCGGTGAAGGACGCGCTGAACCACAAGCTGCTCCCCCTGTACGGGCCGACCGGCACCGGGCTGGAGTTCGACTACGCCAACCCGGTCCCGGAGGACGTCGATCAGGAAGCGACGCAGCTGACCTCTCGCTCAAACGCTGCCGCGGCACTGGTGCAGGCCGGGTTCGACCCTGCGGGCACCCTGTCCGCGGTCGGCCTCCCCGAGATCCCGTACGCGGGCCCGCCTGCCGCTCCGGTCCCCGCCAGCCCCGCCCCGGCCGCGCTGCTCCACCGTCCGCTTGCGGCGCTCCCCGCGGCCCCGACCGAGTGGGACATCGCGGTGGCGCAACTCCTCAACACCCAAGACTCGAGCGCCCTCGACCAGGTCCGCGCCGACCACGACGACGCCCTCTCACAGCTCCTCGACCGGTGGATCCCCATCGAAGACCGATGGATCAACGCCCTCGGCGACCAGATCCGTACCGCCGTCGACGATGACGACACCGCAGCCCTTGCCTCCCTCACCGTCGACAGCGACCACGCGGCCGATGTCCTGCGGGAGGCACTCGGCGGGATGGCGAACCGCGCGGCCGGCCGGATGGTTGATGAGGCGGCAGCGCAGGGCGTCACCGTGGACGCACCGGAGTTGGACGAGGCAGTGACGAACCGGATGGATGTCGGGTCGCTGACGGCTGTGTTCGGGTCTGAGCTGGTAGGGATCGCTGCGGCGACGGCTGGACTCCTCGGCTCCGGTCTGGCGTCGACTGCGGGACGTGAAGCGCTTCGGCTGCTCACTCCTGGCGCGGACGGCGCGGGCGTGGCACGCCAGGTAAAGAGCTTCCTGCGGGGCCTGTCAAACCGCTTGAAGCTCGATCAGCTGGGTGGGGCGCTGCACCGGGCCACGAACCTCGGCCGAGTGGCGACGCTGGAGGTTGCGCCGGTTGCCACGTACACGGCCAGCGAAGTCAACGACGCGAACCGGTGCGCGCCCTGCTCGGAGATCGACGGTACTCAGTTCGCCGACTTGGACGCGGTGCGTGCCGCGTACGGCGCCGGACCGTATCGGCTGTGCCAGGGCGGGATTCGCTGCCGCGGGACTGTCGTGGCGACGTGGGACACGACGGGAGGCGTCGAGTGAACGCCCTCCTGGTAACGCCTCAACTTGCCTGTTCTGCACGGTGGTTGACCTGCGGAAACGGTAGAATCAGCCGTAACAACAATGGACCCCGGCGAGTGCTACCAACACTCCCGGGGCGTGGCCGATCTGCTGAGGAGATCGACATGACCCAGGTTACCCCTGCCTGCACGCAGGCAACGAAGCGCTTCCCGCAGGGCCGTACCGGCACGTCGGCTGGCTACCACGCCCACCGTGCCGCAGACGAGGAGGCGTGCACCCTGTGCACTGCCGCCCACTCCGCGAAGACGGCAGCCCGTAAGGCCAGTCTCAGCTCTGTCTTCCTGGAGCGGGAGCAGAAGCGCGCGGCTGAGCGTGCCCGCCTACGCAGGACCACTACAAGGGCTTGCCTGACCCCCACGCCTGAGTACCCGAACGGATGTAAGGGGACCCTTGCGGGACACGTCGCGCATGTGGCGGCCGGGCAGTGGCCGTGCCAGGAATGCCGAGAGGCAGCCGAGGCGCACGATTGGGATTCGATCTGCGCTCGCCCGACGGCCAAATACCCGAACGGCAGGACCGGGACGCGGGCTGGATTCCACGCCCATAAGTACGCCGGGGAAGCCGCGTGCGAGGCGTGCCTGAAGGGGTGCGCCGAGGCTCAGGCGCAGCGCCGAAAGGACGACCCCGACCTGTCGCTTCGCGGCTACCTGTGGGCGAAGTACCGGCTGTCACTAGAGGCGTACAAAGCCATGCTCGCCGAGCAGGACGGTGCATGCGCCATCTGCCGAGTCGACGCCCCGACGGACATCCGAACCAGCCGGTTCCACGTCGACCACGACCACTCTTGCTGCCCGACGTCGCGGAAGACCTGCGGCAAGTGCATCCGGGGCCTTCTCTGCCACGCCTGTAACACCGCGCTCGGCAACTTCCAGGACGACCCGAAGCGGCTGCTTGCCGCCGTGGCCTACCTCACGGCCAGAAAGGGGGCCACACCCGATGCCGTTCATTGACCCGCCCGACCGCATCCCGGGCCTGCGTGCGCAGGTCCGGAGCGGCCAACCCTGGTACCAGTTCAGGAACGTCGCCGCCGATGAGGCGGAGCTGTTCTTGTACGACGAGATTGGTGGGTGGGGGACGCTCGCTGAGGACTTCATCGCCGAGTTGGCGGCAGTCACCTCGCCAAAGCTTCGGGTGCGCGTCTCCAGCCCTGGTGGTTCGGTTTTCGAGGGGATTGCTCTGGCTAATGCCCTCCGCGCCCACCCGGCCGACGTCACGGTGCAGGTGGACGGCATCGCGGCGAGCATCGCTTCCGTGATCGCCATGGCGGGCGACCGCGTGGTGATTCAACCCCAGGCGATGATCATGGTTCATGACGCGTCCGGGGTATGCCTGGGCAACGCGCAGGACATGAGCGACATGGCCGCGCTCCTCGACAAGATCAGCGGCAACATCGCGGACGCCTACGCCTCGAAGGCTGGCGGGACCCGCGACGAGTGGCGAACCCAGATGCGCGCAGAGTCTTGGTTCACCGCTGAGGAAGCAGTCGAAGCCGGGCTGGCCGACGAGATGCTGCCCGCGCGTAAGCAGCAGGCGGCACCCGACGAAGCCGAGCCCGCGATGCGGCAGTTCGACCTTGCGGCGTATGGCTACCAAGGGCCCGCGAAGCCTGAGACGCCGAAGTCCGCGCCCGAGGCTGCGGAGCCGACGCTGGTCATCAGCATCGCGGACGCCCTCGACGAGGACACCATGGCGCGGCTGCGGGCCGCGGTTCAGCCCCCGGCTGCCGAGCCCGTTGTCGAGCCGGAGCCTGTGGCGGAACCGGACGTCCCGGCCGAGCCCGAGCCCGCTGCTGCTGCTGCTGAGCCCATCGAACCTGCCGAAGCCGCGGAGCCCCACCCGGAGCCCGCTGAAGACGACTGGACGGCCATGGTCGCCAGCCTCATCCCCGACGACACCGACGGCTGGTCGGCGCTCGTCTCCAACCTGATCGAGCCCGACACGTCGTCCAGCGCGGCGACGGCCTGAAGGAGGCAACTGTGGCACCCACGATGACCATCCCGCGCAACGCCGACGAACTGGCGGAGATGCTCGCGGACGGCGCGAAGCTGAAGGAGGTCATGGCCTCGCGAGAGTCCCTGACCGAGTTCATCACCGCCTACGGCACCGCCCTTCAGGGCGAGGGCACTGACCTCAACCGGCTGGTGGCCGAGGAGACGCAGCGGGTGTTCGCGCAGATGATGCGCGAGAACGGCATGTCCGACGCGAAGGACGGCATCAAGCGCCTCGACCTGGACCCGCAGGCCAAGCGCAAGGGCGGGATGCTCACCTCCCACCGGCAGGGCACCGCCCACAACCCGACCGCCCCCGGCGCGCAGGTCGACAAGCACTTCGAGAACTCGATCGACTACGTCCGCAACATCTGGCACAAGAACGCCAGCCCCGACGCGGAGAAGCTCGGCGCGCTCCGCAACGCGGCCTCCTCGGTTTCGCCGGCGGACGGCGGTTTCCTCGTCCCCGAGACGCTCCGCTCGCAGCTGCTTCAGCTCGCGCTGGAGCAGGCCGTCGTCCGGCCGCTCGCCACCGTGGTCCCGATGGAGTCGGCCCGGGTCCCGTTCCCGATGATCGACACCACCACGAACGCGGGCAGCGTGTTCGGCGGGATGGTCGCGTACTGGGGTGAGGAAGGCGCCGCGTTCCAGGACTCCAACCCGAAGTTCGGCCGCGTCGAACTCGACGCGAAGAAACTGACTGGTCTGTCAGCAGTCCCGAACGAGCTGCTCCAGGACTCCATCACCTCGTTCTCCGCGCTCATCGAAACGCTGTGGCCGAAGGCGCTGGCGTTCGAGGAGGACAACAAGTTCCAGACGGGGTCCGGGACGGGCGAGCCGCTCGGATTCCGCGGCGCGGGCAACTCGGCCGCGGTCACGGTGACCCGCACCACCGCCAGCAAGATCCAGTACCTGGACGTCATCGCCATGTACGCCCGCATGCTGCCCTCGTCGCTCGGCAACGCCGTGTGGATGTGCTCCCCGGACGCACTGCCGCAGCTGCTCCAGCTGTCCCTCACCGTCGGCACCGGCGGTAACTCGGTCTTCGTGGTGAACGCTGCGGCGGGCATGCCGATGAGCATCTTCGGCCGCCCGCTGATCATCACCGAAAAGGGCGGCATCCTCGGCTCCCGCGGCGACCTGGCGTTCGTCGACCTCAGCTACTACCTGGTGGGCGACCGCCAGATCATGACCGCAGACTCGTCCACCGACTACAACTTCGGCACCGACAAGACCACTTTCAGGATCATCCAGCGCGTCGACGGCCGCCCGTGGATCCAGTCCGCGATCACCCCCGCCAACGGCAGCACCTCCACGCTGTCGCCGTTCGTCGAGCTGCTCTAACACCCCTCGGCCGCCGTCGGCATTCACACCCCGACGGCGGCCACTACCGGGCCGGCAGTGTCGCCCCGGACCGGACCCTAGACGGAAGGAACACCCCATGTCTCAGCGAGCACTCGGTCGACTGTTCAACCCCACCCCCGCCGCGGACGGTGTGTGGATCGCCCTGAAGGGCGCCGCGGCTGGCGTCACCTTCAGCTGCTACCTCGCGGGCGCGGTCGGCGACACCTACACGCTCCAGGAGGCGAAGGACAGCGCGGGCACTGGCGCGCAGAACCTCGTGAACATCTCCGAGTACTGGACGAACACGGGCAACGCGTCGGACGCGTGGACCCGGCGGACGCAGACTGCGGCGGCCACCGTGGTAACCGCGGCGGCGGCCACACAGAACGCGATGGTGTGCGAGGTCGAGGGCACGTCGCTGTCGGACACCTACAAGTACGTGAAGTTGACCAGCACCGGTGCTGGCACGGTCACCGCGATTCAGCGGGACCTCGGCGTGATGCGGGCCGCGGCGTCTCTGCCTGCTACGGGGGCGTAGCCGTGGCGCTGTGGCAGTGCGCGGAGTGCACGACCAAGTACGCGGTCGGCCTGCCGAAGTGCCCCCAGTGCGAGTCGGTGGTGCGGGTCAACGAGAACACCCAGCCCGAGGAGGAGTCGGAGATGGCGAAGGTGACCGTTCACGGCGGCGCCAGCAATGCGGCCGCTGACGAGCAGGAGGGCGGTGAGGACGTATCAGCTGGTACCAGCTCCTCGACATCCTTCGAGAAGGAACAGAGCTCGCCCGAGCCGAGCGAGCCGCCCCGCCCATCGCGTGCCCACGGGACGGCGAACCGCTCGAAGCAGGCCCGGAAGGCAGCGGGATCCTCCACTGCCGAAGCGACGGATACCAGTGGCCCCGAGACGGCCGCTGACGAGTCCTGACCCCATCGACCGCTACGACACCGAGAGGAGGTGACGAGAGATGGCAACGCCCTGGTACGCGACCCGCGAGGAGATCAAGGCCGAGTTGGACGTGAAGGAGACTGCGCGCTCCAACGCGAAGATTGATCGCGCGCTGGCCGATGCGACCGAGGCCGTCGAGGGCCTGACGCACCGCGTGTTCTACCCGGTGCAGGACACCCGCAAGATGGACTGGCCGCCCCGTACTGGGGCTACCCCGTGGATCCTGCGCCTCGACGCGAACGAGCTGATCTCCGTCACCTCCCTCACCTCCGGAGGCGTGACGATCGCTCCCGGCGACTACCTCCTGCGGCGCGCCGATGACAGGGCTGAGCCTCCGTACACGCGCATCGAGATCAACCTCAGCGGCCGAGCCTCGTTCGGCGGGGGCAGCACCTACCAGCAGGACATCACCGTCACTGGGCTGTTCGGCTACCGCAACGACGAGACGGCTGCCGGCACCCTCGCCGCGCAGGTCGCCTCCCCGAGCGCGACCACGATCACTGTCGACGGTCCCGCGTCGGCCGCGCTCGGTATCGGCTCGCTGCTGCGTATCGACAACGAGCGGATGATCGTCACCGGCCGGTCGATGCTCGACACCGGGCAGGGTTTCGGCGACTCGATGACCGCCGCCAACAACGACGTGTCCATCGGCGCAGCGAACGGCGCTGCTTACGCGGTCGGCGAGGTCATCCTCCGCGACTCCGAGCGCATGCTCATCGTCGACATCGCAGGCAACCTCCTCACAGTGACCCGCGCCTGGGACGGCACCGTCCTCGCCGCACACACCGACTCTGCGATCTACGCCCCCCGGACCCTGACCGTCGCACGCGGCGCCCTCGGTACGACGGCCGCCACCCACAGCAACGGGGCGAGCGTCTACCGGTGGGACGCCCCCGGCAGCGTCCGGCAGATGTGCGTCGCGGAAGCACTCACGGATCTACTGCAAGGCCGCTCCGGGTACGCGCGCACCGCCGGATCCGGGGAGAACGAGCGCGAGGCGTCCGGCCGCGGGCTGAAGGATCTCCGCGACCGCGTGTACACCAGCCACGGCCGCAAAGCCCGGATGAGGAGCGTGTGATGCTGCTCGACGTCTCCAGCACCAGCCGCGGCCCCCTCTTCGACGGGCGGGCCCGCGCCGCCGCGAACGCCTACGTGAACCGTTTGGAGCGCGACCTCGCCGAAGAGGGCCTCAGCATCCTCCGCGGCGAGATGCACAGGGTGTTCCGCAACCCGACCGGCTACTACGAGTCCCGCTGCAAGGTCATCGAAGGCCACAAGATCTCCGACTCCCGTGTGGTGTACGGGCCGTGGCTGGCCGGCATCGGCTCCCGGAACTTCCCCGCGACGAAATTCCGCGGCTACGACCACTGGATCGTCACCCGGGACAAGCTCAATGCCCGCAAGCAGGGCATCGGCGAGCGGCTCCTGCGCCGGTACACGGGACGGATGTGATCGCCGTGGCCCTCGATCTCCTCGCCTACCGCAACGCGGCCATGTCGCAAGCTCAGGCCCTTGGCCTGTTCACGCAGGTGCTAGATCACGAGCCGGTATCGGCCCCCGGGAGCGGCCTGATCTACGCCCTGTGGGTTACCGACGCAGCTCCGATCCCGGACCGGTCTGGTCTGACCTCGGTGTCGGTGCGGCTGGAGCTGAACGGACGGGTGTTCATGCCCGCGGACACGGAGCCGCAGGGCGGCGTCGACATCGCGGTGACGGACGCCGTGAACGGGCTGATGAACGCGTATGCGGGCGACTTCGAGCTTGGCGGGACCGTCGCAGAAGTCGACCTGCTCGGCGCGTACGGCACACCGCTGCGGGCCCGGTTCGGCTACACGCGGCTCGACAGCACTACGTACCGGGTGGCCACGCTCACTATCCCGCTGGTCCTGAACGACGTCTGGAATGAGGTGGCATAGGTGGCCAAAACAGGCGGCCTTGGGGACGCGCTCTACATCGGGGGCAACGACCTGTCCGGTGACTTCACCGCGATCGGCAACGTCGGCGGCGGCCCTGCACCGCTCACGACTACGGGCATCGACAAGGGCGCGATGGAGCGGATCGGCGGCGCGCGTGACGGCCGGCTGGAGGCCTCGTCGTGGTTCAACCCGACGCTGTCGCACCCGGTGCTGTCGGCGCTGCCGACTGCGGACGCGCAGAGCATGTACTGCCGCGGAACAACGCTCGGCAGTCCGGTCGCGACCATCATCGGCAAGCAGGTCAACTACGACGGACAGCGCGGCCAGGACGGATCCTTCCCGTTC